CGCCGTCTACGGGTCGCGCGCCGCCAACGGCGTGGTGCTCATCACCACCAAGCAGGGCAGCCGGAAACGGGGCCCCGAGATTTCGTTCTCGACCTTCGTCGGCATTTCGAAGGTGACCAAGAGCTACGACGTGCTCAATGCCCGGCAGTACCGCGACCTGATGGAGGAGAACGGCGCCGTGTCGGGGCTTCCGGCCGATCTGACCGACCGGACCGACTGGTTCGACGAAACCTACTCGACGGGCGTCAACCAGAACTACCAGTTCTCGGTCTCCAACGGCGATGAAAACTCGTCCTATTACCTCGGCGGCGGCTACACCAACGAAAAGGGCATCATCAACACCACCTCTTCGGACCGTTACAACGTGAAGGCCAGCTTCGACAAGAAGATTTTCAAATGGGTTTCGGCCAACGCCTCGACGACTTTCTCGCACTACACCACCAAGGGCACGATCATCTCGGGTCAGGGCGCCAACCGCGCCGGCGTGGTGGGGGGTAGGGCTGGCGGCAGCTTCCCCCGCCAGCGCGTCGCCGGTGGCTTTGGCGTCGGCAGCTGCGCCGGAGACTTTGAGGGCGGTGTCCACAGCCAGAGCTTCGCCGCCCGAATTGAAAGAACCATATGCCATAAAATCACTCCTAGTTCTTTACTGTGTTGATGATGCGATACTGTGCCTTGATGGCCGCAGTCGGAGCTTTCTTGGCCCGCAGCCGCAGCTTCCCGGCCATGCTCTCGGTGGGGATAAAGCCTGCCGTTCGCGCCACACTGTAGGATTCCGGTGCCGGTGTAACATCCACGATGTCGGTGGTCCGAAGCCCCGCGATGGAGATGTCACAGTAGTAATAGCTGGTGAGGGTGGAATCCCTCGCCCAGCCGGTCGTCGGAATCGTAAAAGACACCGCCGCCGTGATGTCCTGCTTTTCGTCGAGGCCATCTGCTGTGGCCGAAGCAAGGTCGCCAAGGGCGGCGGTATACTTTTTCATGTAGCTGCAGAGTTCGGCGAGGCCTTTTGCCAAAAGTGCTTTTACCTTTGCCATAGAGCCTCCTTGTGGGCCTTAGTCTGCCAGCATGGCAGCGATGTCCTCGGCGCTGAAGTCCTCGACATCCTCAGTGTGCAGGACGTTCGCGGGCTCGGTATACACGGTGGTGTCATTGCCGTCGATAGTGATATGGCCGTTGGTGGCGCTGGCGGCGGTCTTGGTTGCGCCCTCGGAAACGCCAGCCAGCTTAGTACCCTCGGCGTCGCTCATCAGACGCTTGCCGGTCTCGGCGGCCACGAAGTCGGCAGGCTTCTTGCCGGAATCGGTCGGGTTGCCGTCTGCGTCCAGAGCGGCGAAGTTGCCCGCAGTTGCACTCTTCACCTTGTCAGCCTTACCGGAGATGTCGGTCTTCTCGGGAGTGGGGACGTACAGGCCGTCCTCCTTGAGGGTCAGGGCGTTACCCTCGGCAGCGGAGACGTTGACCTTGACATCCACCTCGTAACCCGCGATGGAGACGGTGGTGGAAGTATCCTTGCCGACGGCCTTAGCCTTGTAGGTATCCACCAGCGCAGCCATGCTCAGGAAAGAGTAGGTGCAGGAGTCAGGGTTCTCGCCCTTGACGGCCAGCACCATGACGGGCTTGCCGTCCAGCTTGGGGTCGGTCGAGCCGGGATAGGTGGCTGCGCTGAACGCGAAGCTGGGGACGAACTCGGTCTTGGTCTGGTCGAGGAACATTTCGGCGGGGAAGTCCACGGTAAAGGCGGCGTTACCGGTCTTGTCGGTGCTGGTGAAGAAGCTGATGGTGTTGCCGGTCACATCCAGAGATTTGATGGCCTTTTCAGCAGCGGTCTGAATGGGGGCGAACGCTTCCTTCTTTACAAAGCCCTTCTTGACCTCAGCGGCCAGATTGCGGATGGAGTCAGCGGTGGTGATGTTCTTGGACATAGTGGTTTTTCCTTTCTTTTACTTCAAAATTTCAGCGATTTCCTGAGATAACTTTTCGTCGTTCACGAGGTCGTCGCTGGTCACAACGGTGTCTTTGCGGACGGTCAGCGCGTCGGTGGCGTCAAAGGCAAGGCCGTCGCCGATGCTGACGGCGATCGCGCCGCTTTCATCGCGTTTGAGGCCCTGCCCGATGGTCACATTGCCAGATGCATTGGTACCACCTCCTTTCCCGGAACCGTTCAGGGTAAGTGTCACATGGATGTCGGCATCTGGGACGCGCTGCGAGAAGAAACGGACAGAGCCGTCGCGGGTCTCACAGGCGTTGAGGACACCGGCCCTTGCGGTCACGGCGAAGTCATTGACATCTGCGCCGCCGCTGGGGATAAGTGAGCTGTCGCTGTCAGCCAGCTCGGCGTCGTAGATGTACTGGTAGGGGCCGGTGTCAGGCAGGGGAGTCCAGCCATCAGCGCGGAGGACGAGGCTGTACTCGCCGAAATACCCGCTGCCGCTGTGGGTCTGGATGAGTTTTTTGACCTGTGCTTCGGTCATGATCTGGCCGGACTCCTCGACGCGCTTCACCGCTGCACTGGCGGCTGCCTCAATGACCGAGGCGTGGGCGTCGGGGTCCTTGTCGTGTTTATCCAGCTCTTTTGCGACCAGCTGCATGATGGCCTGCACCTGCGGCGATACGGTGACGCTGATGTTGGCGTTGTTGGAGACGGCCAGCAGGACGGCCAGCTCGATTTTGAAATCGCTGCTCGTGCTGGCGGCGGGGATCTCGACGCCTCGGTCATCCTGCACGACCATGAGCAGCGTTTCGTCAGGGCCGGTGTCCAGCTTGCCGTATACACCCACCTGATGGCAGATGTAGGCCGTCTGCCCGCTGGTGATCTGGATGCTGACCCGCCGGGCGGGCTTGCCGTCGTTCTCCACAGTGTCGATGCCGAGGATGTCCACCTCGTGTGTCTCGCCACTGAGAGTGACGGCTTCTGCGAGGTCAGAGTCACTGGCCTCGGTGGCCGCCAGCGCACGGGTGATGATGAGTGCGCCGCCGGAGACCGACTCCGACAATAAGGCAGCGCCCGCGCGAGTATATGCGGCTTTTTCCCAGCTCATATCGTTATTCCTCCAATCTTGATGGTGATGGTCTCGCGGGTGTTGGCCAGCCTGCTGCCTGCAAGGGCCGGCGCACTGACCGCTTTCGGGCCGATGACGCCGGGCAGAGCCACGGTGGCCTGCACCCGGGTGCTGCTGGCTGCACTGACTGCATATGCCCGACCGGTGACTTCCTTCGGCCCGATGACGCCCGGGATGCGGACGGTGCAGGTGGTGACTGCGCTGCATGGGGCAGCGGCGGCGTAGGCTGTAAGATGTGCATCTTCCAGATACGCGATGTACTGCAAAAACAGATTTTGGGGAGACATCGCGTCTACCAGCTCCATCGTGTCGGCATAGGTGTCCGTATAAGGCATCGTGACCCGAAGGGTATAGCTGTTTTCCGGGACTTCGGCGGCAGAAGAACCTACTCCGTAGATGTTGTTCAGTACATTCTGCAGCTGAGGCAGAGTATAGGGCAGCTGACGGTTCAGCGCGGTAAGAATGCGGATGCGCCGGACATCGAAGCTGTCCGATGCCTTCGGAACAAGGTCGAGGATGTACTCCCACCGGGCGAGACCGCGGTCTCCGGCAGTCAGAATGAAAAGGTCGTCCTGAAAGGCAGCGACACTGTCCCACAAAGCCGAGAATTCCGGCTGCTGCGATGCCATTGCCGCTTTGAATGCCGGAAGGTCACGGAGAATGAAGGGAAGATAGTTTATCAGTTGTCGTTCCATCCGTAGCCTCCTTAACTTATCGCGGCTGCATGAGCCGAGATAGTGCCAAGAACCGGAATATGGTCACTGGTGAGCGTCAGATTCGCTTCCCGGCCATTGAGAGCCGTGCGGCCCACATCAAGGATTCCGGGAACAGTAAGCAGATGACTCTCGACCTGGGCGACGCGGACAATGAGCGGACCATCGGTGTCGGCCCAACTCTGGGTCAGCTCCCGGAAATAGTCCTTCACGGCGTCGGCTGCTGCGTCGCAGACGTCTTCCCATGCCAGTCCGCGACGGCAGTAGACGGCAAAGTCGAGGTTTATGACCTCTTCGTCGGCGCCGTATACTTTGACTACATGGCCGATGGGGGCAAGGCCGAGACCTTCGCCGGCATTCTGGGTGGGGTCGATGGTCGTCTGCACCAGCTCCACGAGGGTGGACGACGGCTTGCTGAGAGTGCTGTCCAGAATGACAAGTTTGACGGTGCCGCCGACGGTCAACTTGCTTTGGGAAGCCGCAAGATACATCGTATCGAGCCAGTTCTTTATTTCTTCCGGTATGCCGGGAAGGGTTTCAAGCCATGCATCCGTACCTTCCGGCGGGAGAAGACTCGCAGGTGCAATGTCCGAGTTCCATGCCCGATATACCTTGACAGCACCCACACCGGGGATGGCGTTGACCTTTTCGATGTAGTCCTGCCGATTTCCACCGAAAGCCTGCGCATGGAGACTGCTGAAGTAGCGCTGCCGGAATATTTCGGTAGCTTCTTCGTCTTCGCCCGGAATGAGCAGAGCGGTGACTGTACAGGTCTCAAGGCCCTTGACGTATTCGATGGGAATACAGGTGTCGCTGTAGTCGTTGCCAGCCTCGCCCGGTGTTTCGCAGGTGATCTCGTATACACCGGCGGCGACACGCTTGGTGATGGCATAGTTCAGCGCCCCAATGGAGAATCGAGTCCCCAGTGGAATTTCTATCTCGGCGGGGGTGGTGGTCAGCTCCAGAACTGCAGCAGATGCAGCCTGCGGGGAAAGCCCCCGCTCTGCAGCTCGCCGGATGAGGTATTTCCGGCTGGCAGTATCGGCAAATCCGTTGTTGAGGGCTTCTTCTACCGCGATGTTCAGGTTGACCAGTTCCACGGCTCCGGGGGCGTTGGCGTACCAGATGAGGGAGCCTTCCCGGGTGTCCAGATCTCCGGGAACGCGGGCCATCTCCCGTTTGAGGATGGCGTCATAGGTCTGTTCCGACACTCAGATAGTCACCTCCGTTTCGGATTCGATGTCACCATAGATGGTGTGAACGGTAAATGTAGCGGCGATGGACTTCTTGTGCTTTTCAAAAGAAAAGTCGTCCACTGCCGTGATGCGGTCATCCTGCAGGAGCGCTTCCCGGACGCAGCGTTCGATTTCCGGGATACAGAAGTCAGGGTCCTGTCCGATGAGGGAGTGAAGCTCTACGCCGTAGTTCCAGCTGTGGATGAGCCATGCATACCGTTCAGTGTTGAGGATAAGATAGATGGCCTGTCGGACGGCTTCTTTGCCGTCTATCATACCGGGACCATCCAGACAAAAGGTCTTCCCGGGACGTGCAGCTATAGTGACAGCACCCCGAAGGTCGATATTTGTTTTGGGGGTCACAGCCATTCTCCTTTCAGCTCGGGGATGGGGCTGATGCGGTCGAGAACAACGTACCGCTTGCCTTTCTGGATACGGGCCAGAACCACGACATCACCTTCCAGCAGGGCATTGTGAATCTTGACCTTTTTGGTGCCGACATACTTGTGCCGGTGGGAGGTGGGCAGAGCGGTCGCACCGTCCGAGGTTTTGTGCTGGTGCTCTTTTTCAAATTCCGTCCAGTGGCTTACGTCGATGTCCATTTCGTAGTCGGTCACATTCCGGGTCAGTACCAGCATCGGTTCCAGCAGGGTCGCTTTCTGGTCGAGCTGTATCTTGAGCGGAGAGGCTGAGACGACCGTACCAAAGAGCAGCTGCACAGGCTTGTCTGCGGCGATAGCCTCCGCCGCTGCCCGCTTGATGGTATCAATAGGGTCAGCCACTGATAAATTCACCTCCGATAAGTGTCAGGTCCATGGAATGCCGCTCACCCTGAAAGCTGTGTGTGACCTTGTGGACCACCATGTAGTTACACAAAGTCATGTCTGGCAGGGTGAGCGAGACGATGATAGAGCAGCCTGCCCGGACTCGTGGGTCGCCAAAGACACCTTTGAGTCCCAGAGAGCGGGTGCGGTTGTTATAAAGCTTGAGCAGGGCATTGGCCTTGGCCTGCACACCGGTGGTGGTCTTGACCTGCTCACAGTATTGCAGCACGCCCCATTTGCTGATATTGCTGCTGTCCTGAGCAACATACAGCTCCCGCTTGCCGGTCTTGTCGTTCTCGTAGAAAAGCTTGACCTTGTCGTAGGTCTGGCTGTCGATGCTGGTCTGGTAGGTGTAGCTCTCGCCGGTCTCGGCATCCACCACGAGATCAAGCTTCAGCTGGTTGATGTTTCGGAGGCAGAGCCTGCCCACATCATCGTAAAGCACGTAGAGCTTGCCGGTGTTGGTCAGCGTTTCATCCAGCGCATTCTGTATCATGTCGAAGAGGGTCTGGTTCTGCTCATCGATAATGTCGATGACATGGTCGGTATCTTCGATGGTGCCGGTCTGCAGGTGGAAATCTTCCGCCAGCCGTTTGAGCAGTTCCGAGGCTTTCAGGCCGGTGCCAATAAAGGTGTCCTTGTTTTTGAGATAGCGCAGCTGGTCATAGGCTGTCACGCTGATAAGGCCGTCGCTGACAGACTTTTTGGCGAAGACATAGCCATAGAACATATCGATGCCATCCACAGAAAAATGGACACGGTCGCCCTCTTCGAAATCGAGGGCTTCGTCTGCGAGGACTGTGAACTTGAGAGTGCCGGGCGCGCCCTTCCGCTCCAAAGCAAGCGAAACACCTTCCTGCACGACTGGGTACAGGGGCGTCCCTTCATGCTCTAAAAACAAAGAATATGCCATACCGTCACTCCCTCAAATCAAGCAGTGTGCCGGCTTCGGGTGTGTTGGTGTTCAGCCCGCTGCGCTTGGCAATGGCCAGCCAGCTGTCTCCGCTGCCGGTCAGCTGCTTGGCAATATTCCAGACGGTGTCGCCCGCCTTGGTGATGTAAGTGGCCGGAGAGGGGGCGGACGGTGCAGGCCGTATCGAGGTGACGGACGCGGTCAGAGTTCCGTCCTCAGCCTGCGTGATGTCAGCCCGTTTCGTGCCGTAGCTTTTCCACTGTTTCAACTCGATCTGGACCGTAGTGTCCAGACCCTCCGAAGCATCATCAACGATTTGATAGTCCTCCAGAGCGACGGTCATGTTGGTGTAGTGCAGCATCCCGCCGCCTGGCTTCGTGCGGACAAGTATCCACTGGAAGCCGGTGTCCCGCTGGGAGAGCCGCTGGAAATAGGCGAGGTAGTAGCTGGGCGGCAGAACGACGGAGGAAGAGAACGGATAAGCCCTGTGGGGAAGCAGCAGCTCAAACGAAACATCCGACAGGCCCGGCGTCTTGAGCAGGTTGATCTCTTCACCGTTCAGCAGGTTCATGGTCTTGTTCTGGCCATTGACCTTGACCGTCACCTTGCCCGGGCAGACGGGCATCAGCAGGCCGTTGAGGAACATCTTATAAGCCATTATCCATGCACCCCCTCATAACTGACATCCAGCTTTTCGGCGAACCAGTCCGCCCAGTAGTCCATGATACCGTCTACATCCACATCCTTCGAGATGCTGTTGTGGTTGGTCTGTTCGATGCGGACTTCGGCAGTGGTGAAGCGGTTGATGGCCTCCCGCTCGGCGATGTCGCGCAGATATTTCAGCTCTTCGCTGGTAATATCCAGTTTTTTCGAACTTGCGGCCGTGTTGGCTGCGGTGAAGCCGGAGTTCTGCTCGATGCGCTCGAGGGTATTGCCGAAGTCGAATGCGCCCATCGAGTCCATCGAGAAGCCGTCAAAAAGGCCGCTGACCTTGCTGTCCACGCTCTGGCCGAAGGAATAACCTGCGTCCCATGCGTCAGAATACTGGATGCGCTGGATACCGCTGTAATCGCCCCGGTCGAGGGTGATGGCTGTGTCGTTCTTGCCCCACTGGGTCACGGTGCCTTTCAGGTCCTCGAGACCTGCCGTCCAGTTGGTGCCAAAGATAGCATCAATAATGGTGGTCACGACCTGGCCGAGAGACAAGAACCAGCTGATGATCTGGCCGATGAGGTTGGCCACCGCGCCACCAAAAGAATCGAAGCCGCCGTTTGCAGCATTCAGGACCCATTCGATGATGCCGAGGAAAAAGTTCACGAATGTGCCGATGATAGCGAGAAAGCTGTTGTAAACCCCGATGCCGGTGTTCAGGATGAGCGATGCAGCCACGGCAAAAATGCCGCAGATAATGCCCGTCGCAGAAATCGCAGAACCGGTCATGTTGTTGATGGCAGCCACTATCAGATAGATGGCGGCAACTACAGCGATAATGCCAACGATCACCCACGTCAGCGGGCAGGACAGCAGGGCGGCATTGAAGCCGTACTGTGCAGCAGTTGCGCTGGCGGTAGACATGGCAGCGGCCTGCTCGGAGGCCGAAAGTGCAGCGTTTGCCGCTGCTGCCTTGTATGCCTGGACAGCGGCGATGCCTTTCTGGATGTTGCTGATGGCCGTGAGGGCGTTATTGGTCAGCAGGTAGCCGTTGTAGAGCAGCATCGCAGCGGCAATGCCAAAGATGAGAGGTTGGATGATGCCCCAGTTGTCGATGAAGGCCGAAGCGATGGAGAGAAGAACATCCAGCGTCACAGTGCCGGCTTTCGCTGCCGCCGCAAGCCCGTCCAGCAGGCCGTCTGTGACGGCGGAAAACTTGTCGGTGTTGGCGATGTCGTTTATCCTCTGCAGGATGGGGCTGAAGATTGAGAGGGCTTTGTTCTGCATCGAGGTCCATATCTGGCCCCACGTCATGGGCATGGACTCGAAGGCCGCGTTGGTCTCATCTGCCGCACCCAACAGCGCGTCTTTCACGACTTCTGCCGTGACGGCACCTTTTTCTGCATAGGACTTGATGGAGCCTTCTGCGATGCCCATGTACTGCTCGATGATGCGGGCGATGCCGGGGGCGTTCTCGAGGACGGAGTTCAGCTCTTCGCCGCGAAGGACGCCCATGCCCATGGCCTGCTTGAGCTGGAGCATGGCAGCAGCCTGGCCCTGTGCGTCTGCGCCGCCGACGACGAACTGCTTGTTGACCTGCTCGATGAAGGAGATGAGCTCGTCATTGCTGCTGAACGCGGCCTTGGCATTGGCACCCATACTGGCAACAGCGGAGGCTGTGTCAAAGTAGGCGGCGCGGGAACGCTGGGCCGATGCCATGATCTTGCGCTCCAGCTCTTCGACGGACCCGCCGTCATCAACCGTTACACCTATGCGGGCGTCTGTATTTGCCAGCTTGTCTGTAAGCTGGCTGTCGTCCACATCAAGCCCTACGTGTACGCTGGCATCGGCCAGCTGAGGCACTGGTTCCTGCTGGTCCACGATAAGATTCAGGCGCGCTTTGGTGCTTGCCAGTTCGTCCGAGAGGCCGACTACCTTTTTGATGGCAGCCAGACCGCCCACAGTGGCGACGAGGCTCTTGAATCTGCCCAGAAGAGTATCCGCCGCCGAAGAACCGCCCCGGATGGAGCTGTTCAGCTCGTTCTGGGCGTCGTCTGCATTCCGTATCTGCTCCTCAGTGCGGGAAAAATCAGACATGACTCCGGAAAGTTCTGCCCGGGCCTGCCGGATGCTGGAAACATCAATGGCCCCGCTGGAAGCAGTATTCAGCGCTTCGAAGCTGTCCATCACGACGTTCATCGCCCGGTGCATGGTGCGCAGCGGGCCGGAGACGCCGTCATATAGGGAGATCGCTGTCCGAATGGTCGCCAAACGGCGTCACCTCCTTTTGCTCTTTCGTTCGGCTTCTTTCTGCCGTTTCTTTTCTTCCTCTCCGCGTACTTCGCAGGAGGCGATGATAAAGGCTCTCTCTTTCCGGGACAGGGAGAGAAAGGCGGAGGGAATGAGGTGCAGTTCCTGCAGGCAATAGTGGGCGATGTTTGCCTCCTCATCGCCCTCAGTTATCAGTTTTTTGCGTCGTCCACCTCGTCCTGCAGGGGAACATCGAAGCCGCAGACCTCCTGCACCTTCTGCAGGTATTCGGCATACTCGCCGGAGGTGAGCATGGTCTTGAGCAGGTTTTCTGCGCCCATGACCTTGTAGCTGTCCTGCAGAGCTTTATCGTTCAGATTGGGGTACACGGTGCAGGCAACAGCCAGCTTGCCCAGATACAGGTTGTAATCCGTCTCCTGCTGGTACTGGTTGCGCCGGCCGGGGACCGGCACACGTTTGACACAGCTTTTACGCAGAGATTCATCTTCTGCGCCGGTGATGGCTTTGAGCTTCCACTGCAGGGGCTTGCGATTGCCCTTTTTGTCCGTTTCATCAGACAGGAAGCGTTTGGAGACCACAAAAGCGGCCTCCTCTTCGGGAGGAATGGCGTTTTCGGCCAGAAATGCACTCAAATCCATATCAAAAATCCTTTCTTGTTAAAAAATCACTGCATCCCGTCCAGCAGGGTGAAGTTTTCGGGGATCTCGAAGTCCTCGAAGGTGAAATCCATATCCTCGTCGATGTATTCGGCATCGGCGTCGAATTTGGCCAGGATGCCGCCGTCCATATTGCAGTCTTTCAGGATGACCGTCTGACGACCCACCGAAGAAGTAGGGTCTTCGTTGGTACACTGGATGTCGAAATAGATGTCCTCGCCGGTGTCCTTGTAGCGCTTGAGCAGACGGCGGAAGATGGGCATATTGTAGTGGAAAGTGGCAGAGCCAGTGCCTTTCCAGCCGGTGGCTTTGTTGCCCTTTCCGGTCTTTCCCAGAATGGGGACCTCGGATTTGGTCTTTTCCACCTTGGCTTCCAGCTTGATGGCCTGCATGAGGTTGTAGCGGTTGCCCTCAATGGTGACGTAGCACTCGGCCAGAGAGGCCGAGACGGCGTCTTTGGCGTTCATGATGTTTGCCATAAAATGTCCCTCCTTTCTTTAGTTGACGTAGACCGTCATATACAGCTGCTCCATCGCGTTCACAGGAGTGACGTGGTCGGAGACGGCAACGGACTTTTTGCTCTCGCCCTTCTCCACGATGATTCCTTCGGGGTCGAAATCCTCCAGCGCGCGGATGGCCTGCAGCTTCTGGTGGTGGGACACGATGTCGTTCCACAGAGAAATACGGCCTGCGCCGTCGTTGGGGACCTTGCCGAGGTACTTCGTGCCGAACAGCACCGCGATGTCGTTGGCGATCTGGTCGAGCACCCGGATGGTCTGGTTGGAGGAAAAGTCTGCACCCTTTTCATCGATGATGGACACGAAGGTGTTGATGTCGGAGAGCACCCGTGTCTCACCGTCCACGTCGTGGAGCATGAAGGAGCCCTCCTGGATGCCGGCTTCCAGCTGAGTCTGGGTATAGCGGGTGTCTGGGGTATACTCGCCGTCGTAGACCATGTTGGTGGCGCTCTTGTTGACCGCAGTGCCGGCGGCCACGCCCACGACCCACGGGATGAGAGCCGCAGGGTCTGCGCCTTCGTCAGTGACGGTGTTTTTCAGGGAAATGACGCCTTCGTCATCGGCCAGATAGCGGAAGCCGATGCACTGGAACTTCTTGCCCACATCGTTGCGCATACGCTCGGTAAAGGCTGCGAAGAGCTTCTTGATGGTATCGTTGGCCGAGGTGCAGCCCAGGGCATTGAAGGTGCGGCTCTCGACGGCATCAAGGAAGGTCTGGTAGTTGCCATCTTCGACTGTGCCATTGGTGCCGCCGGTCAGCGGCGTGGATGCTGTCAGAGCCAGCACAGCATCATCCTTCCAGACGATGAAGTCGTTGTCTGCCAGTTCTGCGGCAGTGGAGATGCCCTCCTGCGTCTCGACCTTCTGGGTGTCGAGGAAGGTCTCCACATCGTACCGAGGAGCCTGCTCGGTGCTGCCTTCGCTGGCTGTGATGACCACCCGCAGGGCATTGCCCCGGATGCCGGGATATTTTGCGCTGCCGAAGGTGCAGGACGCCTTGACACCGCCAGAGCCCAGACGGAAGAAATGCACGGTCTTTGCGTGACAGAACACCTCCCGCATGGGCCGCAGTGCTGCGGCGGTGTAGGAGTAGCCGAAGAGCGTCTGGCTGTTCTTGAGGAAATCGCCCTGCTCTACCGTGAAGATCTCGCCCTGCGGCCCCCCGCCCCCCTCGAGAGGGGGGGCCGCCGAGCCGCGGGCGGAGGGGGGCGCC